ATCATCCTGTCCACCTTCTCGACCATGTCATCGTACTTTTCCATGACCTCCTCCACCTCCCGCTCGTTTAAATCCAGACTAACTTTCATCACCCGCTCCTCCCGCATTTTTGATCTTCTGTTAATTGATAGTCTTTAAGAACCACGCCAAGCTTTGAGTCGCCTCTGGTATGCTGACCTATCCATGTGCGCTTGTGGAATGAGCCATCGTCGTTTCGCAACACTCGCCAATGACCTCGCACTTGATGCAGCCGCTTGCCGTAACACTCATCTTTAGGTTCTTTTGGCTCTCGCATATCGATGCTGTCCTTCGGCAAATCGATGCGACATCGGTAGTAAGAATCATGCGGAACAATGCGCGGGTTCTTGCCTTTTCCCCCTCGCAAAACGCCAACCTTCTCATGCGTCACCCACGGATAGTTGAGCGTAATCATCAGCATTGCGACAAATCGAACAAATCTTGCTGGATTAAAGTCTTCATTTACACCACCTATTTCAGAAGAATACATTTGTTTTAGCATTACGTCCGTTGATCTCAGTAGTTTTAAATAAGGATCGTCACCATTAAAAGAATAACGACTAATCCCAAATGTCTCTAAAGAATGCCTAGGGAGAAACAGTTCTTTATTGGCTGCAGCAACAATCCAATGCGCCTTTGATTCTCTGTGGATTACCACACTCCGATCAAGAAATTCACCTTCCTTGAAAAACTGAAAGCCAATCTCATAACCGAAGTCTTCTTGCAGACAACCAACCACGCCGCCCTTCTCATCAAGAAACTCAATCCACATGGTTTTGAATGGGCCGCGAACCTCAGCCATGATCCCAGATATCAGGAGTTGATCTTCTCTTTGCATGATTGGCTTGCTATAAATGTATTCAGATAGCTTTGGGTCAACGTCAAAGCGACGAGCAAGACGAATAGTCTTCTGTTCTTTTTCTGCAATTTTTTTAAACTTTTGATACTGATCTTTATTTTCTGCTGTAATCCCAAAATTAGGGACCCTAATCTTTGGCCGATCAAGATCATGCACCACCTTTGCGTGAAGTTCTCCAAGCTCCATACTACTCACCTCCTCCTTCGACTTCCCACGGCTTTGCTGCCGTGCTCGTACCGAGATAATGCCACATCGCCATGCCCGGTTCTGAATGGGTATGCACGATATGACTTAAGTGTTTCTGAACGTGAGTGACTGCACGCTGACAGGCATTCACACCATTTGCTTTCTTGTGTCGCTTGAGGGCAGTCTTCGCTAAGAACTCCAGCTCTGCCCTCTTATAAAATTCGTTTTCTTTCATCGCCTTCATGACGATTCCCGCTATCTCTACCTCGTCCTCTGCTACCTCTTCATCACTTTTCTTATTGGGTGTCCGAGTGAAGTCGCTGACCTCCCACAAACCATCATCGAAGTTGAACAACGATATATGTTCCTGCGGATCTGCTGCGTTACGCGCCTCATAAAAGATATTGATGTTAGGTTTCTCGCCCATCAACTTGATCCCGCTGTCGAACCAACCCGCGAACACCGAACCACCTCGAGCTGATAGGAAGGACCGGTCATCCGCCCTCTCTTTACCCGTATGGTGTGCGATGATTGTCGCCACGTTGTTCATCTCCATGAGCATATCAACCCGATCCAAAAGCTTTCTGATCTCGGTGTTGCTGTTCTCCTCACCATCGAAGAAGTTAATGATCGGATCGATCATCACGATGTCTGGATTGTGGAACGCTACCTCATCACTGAACGCTTGGATGTCGCTATCCTTCATGAGATTCTTTCTGAGTCGTCCGCTGATGATGAGGTTATTAAATCCCATCTGCCGGACATCATCGTTCGTTGAGAATCTTTGGTAATACATCTCGACGCGCTGCTTAAGAAACTCCGCAATGATCTCAGCCTGAAACCACATCACCTTGAGCGGCTTGCTGAACGGCTGACCCATGAAGTCAGTGCCGGTCGTTGCACCTGCCGCGAACGCGCCAAGCCAATTCGACTTACCAATCTTCGGCTTACCCAACAAGAGCACCCGACTGTTCTCGAAGATGAACTTATCACCCCAGTACTGCTCAATGGTATCGTCCTCCATGGACTGCCACTCTTGATCACTGAAGGGTACTAAACCAAGGGGGCCTGACGCTGGTTTTGCAGGGGTATCAATAGGGTCTTCCTGTTCCTGGATCTCCTTCAGGTCTTCGGTCAATCCTGTGTGCCACGTTGAGGTATTCCACTGGTTGATACCGCTCTCAGCTAGGTCAGGGTTCCGCTTAATATGTCCTTGACATATAGACATAACTGTCTTAGTGGCTTCGACCAAGTCCATCGGCGGTGAACAGCTTTGATTCCAATCCTGCGCCTTGATGAGAACTTCCCGGAGACCCCATCCTTCTTTGATCCACTTGCCGACCAGCCGTGCGAGTGTGTCGTTGCGACTACCCTCGACAGTGGGATCTTCTGTAAGCTTCTCTCTGATGCTTGGGACTTCGCCGGTATTGGGATCGACAGAGTTGAAGCCATGGATGTGCTGCAGGTCTACACCCGACAGCAATGGCAGATCATCGATTGATGTTACGCCATAGGACTGCTCACACTCTAAGCGATACCCTACGCTGGGCGCGATCATCACATACCCGCCATCACCACGGACATCGATCTTATTCTTACCGACACTGTTTCGAATGTCATCGGGTCCGAGCGCGTAGAAGTAATGGGTGCCACCTCGAGGCGTCATCTGCTTGAGCGGTGTGCGCGTAATGCCACCAGACTCTATCCAGGTAACGGCTTCGTCGCTGTCTGCATCGACAACGGCAAATGCTATGCCGGTTATGACGGCCCAGTTCGCTTCAGGGTATTGCGAATGCCACTGCTTTATTTCTTCTTCACTCGGTTGAATGGTTTGATAGTGCGTCCATTTAACGCGAGGTGTCTTCGCCCATTTTGCTTTAAGCGCATCATCGGTATCGAAGGGATGCCGACTGCGAAAGTATTGCGGTACTGTTTCTTTTGGAGAACCACATGGTATGACATGGAAGCCAAGCTCCCACATTGCATGTATCCAATCAGCCTTATGGTCGGGCTCTAGATTTTCTCCACAAAATTTCTGCTGGAAAAAATGCATATCAATCCACCCTTTCTATTCGCCTCTTTGAATTTCCTTCTCGAGCTGATTCAATCTTAAACGCAAGTGACTTAGCCGCCTGCCTGATTGATCTCAACTGTTGAAGCTTAGGATCATTTGCTTCATCGATAGTAAAAGAATCACCGACATCCAGCTTAAGCAGTATATGTTGCCACCTACCTGGGCCTCGGGTCTTTCGACCTACCCCCACACCTTTCTCAATAACGATATCCACTGTGCCACTCCTTTGTTGTTTATCCACCCGATCATACTGCAACTTCAATAGGATAACAACCTAGAAAAAAGGGGTTGCTTTTATCTTGTGGCTATGCCAAAGTTTGTTTCGAGAAGAGAAGAGGAGTGTGTAATGAAGTACGAAGTAATCGTAGGTATGTTAATTGCTGCCAGAAATGAAAAGGTGGAGATCGATAGTAAGATAAAGCGTTTAGAAAGAGAAGTACTAGAAACGAAATTTGCGAATGACGCTATTCAGCCGATACGCAATCAGGGAGGTGAGCGCACCGAAGAAGGTGTGACTTTTGAGATCAAGCGGACTTACGTTTGGGATCAAGAACTATTAGCAGAGGCACTAAGTGTGTACGAATCTGTTGCAAGTTGGCCCTCCTTTGTAACCCCCGTCAACCAAGCTAAAGTCAGCCTGACTAAGTTTAAGCAGTTCTGTTTGGACCATCCAAACGATCCGCTTTTACCTAAGATCCATGGCGCGATGTCAACTAAGTTTGGCGATCCCAAAATCAAAGCAATCAAGGAGGTATGACATGTCATTACTACAACAGGTAAGTATGGCCCGAGAGGAGCTGGCTGATTCATCAGTACCGCCCCCATGTAGGATTAACATTCAGGGTACGGATGGTATTGGTAAGAGCACGTTTGGAGCAGGAGCCCCTAACGTAATCTTTATTCAGGCAGAAGATGGTTTGAACTTCATCGATGGCGTTGCAAGGTTTCCGATGGCCAATGAATGGAGCGATATCATTAGCCAGATCGCGACGTTGGTAAATGAAGATCACTCTTATAAGTCAGTGGTGCTCGACACCACTGATGCCGCAGCTCTTAAGACTGAGGCGCATGTGTGTGAAAAGAATGGCTGGGATAGCATTGACGCGCCTGGATTCGGCAAAGGTTATACCGCCGTTCGAGAACAGTGGGTCAAGCTGCTTCAGGGTTTGAACATCCTGCACAGGGACAAGGCAATGAACATCATTCTCTTGAGCCATGTTCACATAAAGCCATTCAACGATGCGGTTCATGAGTCTTATGATCGGTGGGAGATGAAGTGTAACAAGAACGTTAACGCGCTCATCAAAGACTGGGTGGACTTTAACCTTTTTGCAAACTATCAGACGGAAACGATCAGCGATGGTAGCAAAACACGCGGTGTTTCATACGGTAAGCGAGCCTTGCATACGCAATTCGCTGCTGCATTCGATGCCAAATCAAGAGTAGCAATACCACCTAAGATTGATCTTAGCTGGAATGCTTTCGTTACTAGCTATGCAGATGCTCTGCAAGCTTCATCTAAGTAAATAGGAGATTCCAATGGGAATATTAGATCAAGGTATTGACTGGAGCGCAGTCGAAGCAGGCGGCGGGATGAGCAACAACGGTCCTGTACCCGCAGGTGAGTACACTGTTGAGGCAGTCAAGTACGAGGAGAAAACTTCGAAGGCAGGTAATACCTTCCTTGCGTTTGAGTTCAAGATCCTCGGACCAAGCCATGCAAACATGCGCTTGTTTGAAAACTTTGTCATCACTGGCAGTTCAAACGTTGGTAAGTCTCGACTCAAGAGCTTTGTTGCCGCTGCTGGCGGCGATGTAAACCAGATCCTTGGGTCTGCTCTCGTCAACTCTGTTATGAGCACGCCGGTTAATGTTGTGACTGACATTGAGCAGTCTAAAAATCCAGAGTATCCGGATCCCAAGGCTCGGATTAAGAGCTTCTTGCCAGCCAAGGCAGCACAGGCACAGCCTGCACAACCTGCCGCACAAGCTTCGGTCCAGACTTCGAACTGGTCCGCCTAGTTTAGGAACTGGTAAGCCCCGCCAGTGAAACAAAAGGGGCGCTTAATCTATAGCAAGGAAAAGCAATGGACGAGATAGACCAGATCGATATCACTTTTAACGACGAGGAAATGAAAGCTGTTTATGAAAACTTAAAGCATTGGCTTAGAGCCATGGTCGAAGAAGACTATAGCTTGGAAGCTCTTTCAGAAGTCATGAGCACTTACTCACTCATACACGCATACACTTATGCTGATCATGAGAGTGTTGATAAATCGATTCAAAGTATTAAAGAAAAGGTTTCAGTAAACTTACTTAACAGCGTCGCAGGAGAAGGAATAGTTCACTAATGGAACTCAGAAACTACCAGAAAAAAGCTTTAGACAAAGCTCTCTGTTGGTTAGATAAAAAGATTACAAACCCACTCATCGTGCTCCCTACCGGAGCTGGTAAGACCGTTGTATTCACTACGCTAATCCAAGAGCTTTACAATCGGAATCCCTCTAGCAGATTCTTAATCATTGCTCACCGGCAAGAACTCATATCCCAGGCGGAAGAAAAGCTTCTAGCAGTTTGGCCGAATGCACCCTGTGGTGTGCTCGCTGCAAGCTTAAAGAGATTTGATAACACCGCGCCAATCATAATCGCCAGCCGAGATACGCTGGCCTCCCAGACAAGGCTTGATAAGTCATTGCCGGTTGACTACATCATCATCGATGAGGCCCACCATGTAGGCCCAGACTTGGATAGTAGATACAGAAAGATCATCAATCACTTCGAAGAGATCGGCTGTCCAAAGGTCTTGGGCGTAACCGCTACGCCATACCGGATGGGACAAGGCTACATCTATGGGAAAAAGGATCACTTCTTTGAGGGCATTGCTCACTCAGTGACCATCCCTGAACTCATCAAGGATGAGTACTTGTGCCGGTTGTCAGCGTTTGCTGTAGCCAAGGGAGCTGTCATTGATGCGAGCAAGGCTAGGCTTAAGTTTAAGGGCGGTGATTATCGTGAGTCAGATCTAGAAGAGCTGGCCATCTCTGATAAGACTATTTATAACATCATTCAAGACTGGCTTGAGAAGGCTTACCTCAAAGGCAGAACCAGCACCGTATTCTTTTGTGTGACCGTTCTTCATGCTCAAAAAATGTGCATGTTCCTAAGACGCTCTGGTATCAGAGCTGCGTTTGTGACAGGTGAAACGCCCAAGGCTGAAAGGCAAAGTATTCTTGACAGTTTTGAGCGGGGAGATATCAACGCGCTTTGTAATGTCGCGGTCTTGACGGAAGGTTGGGATGCGCCAAGGACTGATTGTATTGCGATCCTACGTCCGACCAAGTCGCTCGGGCTCTATGTCCAGATATGTGGCAGGGGTATGCGTACTTGGCCTGACAAAGAAGATTGCTTGCTTCTAGACTACGGCGGCAACATGGAACGGCATGGTTGCATTGACACTGCAACACCAAAAAGATCAGCAACAATAGAGGGAAATGCGATTTGGATCTGCAATGAATGCTTTAGTGTCAATGACATTGAGTATAGCCATTGCATTGCGTGTGATGCGGCCAAGCCTGTCGCAGAAGAACTTCCCGAATTAGATTTAATGGTTGGGGCTAAACCAGGGCCAGGTGGTCCGCCAGACTTGGTTGAAACAGACGAATCTGTTGAGGGGTATGTACTTTCAGATGAGATCCCTGAATCAGCAAAGTCTGTTTACAGAACAGACACAGTGACTTCGGTGCTTGCCAAGATGAAGATCTCAAAGAATGGTAATGCTTATCTGAGCGTTGACTTCGGATGTCAAGGCGCTTACTGGCCTCAGTCAACCGCGCTTATGGTGGGCATGTACGGCAAGGCCGGTGAGATGGCAGCGATGAAGTGGAAGATCATGTCAAACCAAAACATTTATGTGCCAACGGATATAGGTGAGGCGGTCAGGCTTATCAATGAAGGGGGCGCCTTTGACGAAGTGCGCGAAATAAACTTAAAGAAAGAGGGGAAATACTGGAATGTTATCGGCATCAATATTTAACAGAATAGATGACGTTATCTCAGAGCAGAACGACAGGAACCGTGGACACATGGGGTTCAGTGGTATTGGCGATGATGACGAAAGAAAGATTTGGCTCAACTTTCATTGGTGCTTAAGCTCCAGCTTTGATGGCAGGATGCTTAGGCTCTTTGATCTGGGCAATCGGATCGAGGATCAGGTCGTTGACTACATGAAGAGCACCAATGTCATTGGCGTTTCTCCGGTTGACAAGGACGGCAAGCAGTATCGAGCAAGCTCCCTCGGCGGACACTTCTCTGGATCCTGCGATGGGTTTGTCAGAAAGGTTTTGCCAGAAGCAATGGAAGAAGTTCTGCTGCTCGAGGTCAAGAGCGCCAACGACAAACGGTTTAAGGAGCTGTGCAAGCTG